GACAAGTATGCTACTCTGTTTGAGAAAGTTCCATACAACAAAGCTGTAGTATTCTTTGATGCTTTACCTAGTATGTTCAAAGGTCTTAAGGTTATTGATGGCGACAAGCACGACATGAGATTTCTTGACAAGACCAACAGCGTAGTAGGTTTACTAGCTAAAGGTAAAGCCAAGCAAGATGACACAGGCTTTGTTATCAAAGCATTACAAGTAGTATAAGGAGAACGAAGATGACTAACGAAGAAAAACTAATGAATAAAAAAGAAAAGCTAGTAGCTACTGCATTTTTTAAGGGCTATACTTTAAGGTTTGACTATAAGAAATCAGGAGAAGATGAATATGAACCAAGAAGTTTATTAACTGTATCAGATATAAAATATAATGATGACAGTGATATATTAGTGTGTGGTTGTATTAATGCAGTAGGTGATTACAGACAATTCTTTTTAGAAAACATGATTGATATAGAATGCTGGAAAGAAATATATGATATCTAAGAAAAACTTACAGCTATACCACAAGCTAGATGATGGCAAGATAATCCAATGGACTTGGAACTGTAGACCATACAAGAAAGTCTTTTGGAAAACTTGGAAGCCCACGATAGACAATGTAAAGATTGTTGAGGGCTTGACAAATCCTGCTGAACATGATACCATTCGTCAAGAAATTTTGGATGAAGTATTACAAAAAGAATTTCCAACAAAGGAAAAAACTAAACCGCAAAACATATTTGCAAGGAGATAATATGAGAGCAATTTTAATTAACCCATACAATGAAACTATCAAAGAGGTAGTTTATACTGGAGACTTCAGAGAGATCTATGTTTTAACGGAATGCAAAACTTTTGATTGTGTCAACATTGATGATGACAATACTTTATATGTTGATGATGAAGGTCTGTTTACACAAAGCAGATACTTTAGTTGGAACGGTAGAAACTTTGCAGGTAAAGCCTTAGTGATAGGAGTAGACTATCAAACAGGCGAGGATATGGAAACATCTTTAACGATTGAGGATGTCACCAAAGCTGTTGAGTTTCTACCTGAAGGACACAGAGAAACACCTTACATGGAATTTAAAGCATGGAGTTAAGATGAACCAAAAGAAAGTAAAGCAACTGAGAAAAAGAATAAAGCCTATACAGGTTGAATGGTTGAAGTCTTTGTTGCCTGATGAACAAGCCAACACTATAACTGTAGATAATGTTGACGAGTTGTTGCCTGATCAAACGCATGTGTTTGGAATGGGACAAATTCACCTGTCTTATATGACAGACAAATGGATTATGAAATTCTTAAAAAGAAATCCGCAAGTCAAAACATTTTCAGAATTAGACAAAATATATAAGGAAAAATTAGATGGAAGAATATTTACTTGAAGTAGAAATTGATGGAAGCAAAGACACTATAAAAACATTTGCAAGGTCTGTTGAATATGCAGTAGACAATATTGTAAAGCTTGATAGTGTGGATAGACTTTTTAATATTATTAATCTAGATACTCAAGAATCTTGGGAGTTCAACGAAGATATTAAAGTGTTGAGGGATTTAAGAAATAAAATGCCAAGCAATGTTGAAATGTTTTTTGGAGTCCAATGATGGAACTAATACTAATAGTTGTAGGCGTTGTTTTAATCATAGCATGTACTGGATTGTATATGTATCTTGTAGACAAAGAAAAGATTGAACCAATGCACCCACCTAGATATATGCATCATGGTGGTATAGAAGTTAAATATACAAAGGAGGACTATAAAAAACATGACAGAGTTCAGCAAACAAGTAGAAGAACAAAGAAAGATTCTTGAAGAGGAAGCCAAGCAAAATAAAATAACTATGCTTGAGTATCGCTTTGAGAATGGTAAGATAACACAGGAAGCTATCAAGTATGCCAGTGGTAAGGTGGTTGTTAAGTATGCAGATAAGCGTAAGAAGGATAAGGTGACTGACGGTGGCTACTAAGTGGAATCAAAAGGAACATACTTCTGCAACAAGAGGCAGGGGTAAGAAGACAAGTCAAGGTAAGCGTAATGTTGGCTTCGCTACCATGAATAAAAATAAAAAAGCTAACTACAAAAAATATAGAGGGCAAGGAAAATGAAAGTAAAACATTTACAAAATAAAACTACGATTGAATTAACACCAAGCGAGTTGCAAGACTGGATTAAACGAGCCAAACAACTTGACTGGATGTTAGATACTATCAGAGAAACTAATGATATGTATTTATCAGATGTGAATAAGTTAGAAACTATTAGATATAAACTAACTGATTTGTTAGGTTTGGAATGGTCGAGAGACAAAGGTTATTTTAAAAGTAAGTAATATGAACATATTTTATTTTTACGACAGCCCAAGCAAGTCAGCAGTAGCACAACCTGATAAGATGCTAGTCAAGATGCCACTTGAATCAGCACAGATGTTATGCACTGCACATAGGATTTTAGATTCTAACACCATAATTAAACAACCTTCTAAATCAGGTAAGACTATGATAAAACATTATCAACTTCCTGATGAAAGAGAAGATTTATTTTATCCTGTTTGCCATGTTAATCACCCATGCAGTAAATGGGTTAGAGAATCAAGCGGTAATTATTTTTGGTTATATAAACATTTCATAGCTCTTGGCACAGAATACAAGTATCGTTATGGTAGAGAACATCTAAGCATTACAAAATTTGCAAGAGCTTTGTATCAACTACCAACAAACATACCACGAATAGGTATGACACCAGTTGCACAGGCAATGCCGGAGGAATACAAACATGAGGATGCTACTGTTGCTTATCGTAACTATTGCATTAACGAAAAACACTACGCCAAGTGGGAACGAGGTCGTGATAAGCCTGATTGGTGGACTACACAACACAAGGAGGTTGCATGAAACTAAGACTACTAGAAAACGCTAGACTACATCTACGAGGAAACATTGCCAAGCATGTTGCTAATGTAGAGGTGTTACTAGAACAACCAACAGGGGTTGCAGAACATCCTGATATTATTGAAACGATTGAAAAAGAATTAGCATTCATAGCTGAGTATGATGATAAGCTAGAGATGCTTACTAAATATTTTTAAAAAGGAGACTAATGAATTACATATACGAAAGAATAATGAACGAAGGTGAAACAGCTATCTTTGATAAGAAAGATTTACAGTTGTTTGAGGAGTATGTCACCAAGAACTATAAAGAATTTTATGAGAACAAGATAAGCTATGAAGTAGAAAAGAAAAGTGCTGACAAGTTTCTTGTTACGCTTTTTGATAATACTCACATATCTTTAGAAGATATTCTTAGAGAAATTAAAGATTAGGTATTGACTTTCCTATGGAGATCGAGTATAATGGGCACCTTTATGAGTAACCAACATTTCTTACAAGCCCTCTATCTCCAAATCAAAAAGGGTTGGTTCAGTTCTCACTGGAACTCCGAGAGTAGTTTGCTCAAAACTCTCCCAGTTTTTAACCGTCTTCTAAATAAAACCATAAGGAGGTAAATATGGCAATACTAGAAGGAACTGCTAAATGGGCAAGTATTACTACACCGAACACTAAGTTCGAGCCTGTTTATACAGTCGACTTAATCGTTGACGAGGCTACAGCAAATGACTTTGCTTCTCGTGGACATAAAATAAAACAGCATGATGAAGGTCCTGCTATTGTAATTAAGCGTAAGGTTAATGGTCCTAACGGAATGGTTAGACCTGCACCTAGATTGCTTGATGAAAGCAAACAGGAAGTTACTACTGCTGTTGGTAATGGCTCTAAAGTTAGAGTTCAATTTAATGAATATGCCGGTGAAGGTAAGTATGGTCCGTATACAGGATTAGATTTACAGGCTGTTCAGATTGTGGACTTAGTGCCTTACAAGAATGGTGATGGTGACGAGTTCTTTTCCGATGGGGAGGAGTTCTAATGATTGTCACTATTAAAAATGATGATGGAGAGTTTCTCTTTGACATCAATAAAATCGAGGATGATGCTAAAAAGCAGGAAGCCGGAGTAATTATACAGAAGGTTGGTACACTTAGCACTACAATCGAAGCTCTAGACTTTGCATCTAGAACCCATAGAGCTAACTTAGAACAGTTGCTTATGGAATGCGATGAAGCAAAGATAGAACAAGAAGAAACTGAAACTGCTGAAGAATCAGATTCTTAATTTAACTCGGCTAGGTGTAAAAGCCTAGCCACATTTTATTGGAGATAGAATGCAATTAGAAAAAAGTAAATTTGTTAGACACAGACTACCATGCCCTAAGTGTGGTGGCTCTGACCCAGTATCAATGAACGAAGATAAGTCTGCTCACTGCTTTAGTTGTGAGACACACTTTGCAAACTATCCTGAAGCAACTCAAGGTAAAATAGTGGAAGTAGAAACAAAACCAAAGAACACTTTCCTTAACACCTACACAGGTAGCTTCGGAGCTTTGACAGACAGAGACATATCTGAAGCTACTGCTAAGAAGTATGGTGTTAGGCGAGTAGTAAATCCCAACAACCAAGTAGCTCAACACATCTACCCATTCTTTAATGGTAACGAGGTGGTTGGAACTAAGACTAGGTTTGTTGAGAACAAGAACTTTTCCTTTGCTGGAACTTATGAAGGCACTGGATTGTTTGGAGAACAACTCTTCAGAAACACAGGTGGGAAGTACCTGACAATTACTGAAGGCGAATGTGATGCTATGGCTTGTTATGAGTTGATGCAGTCCAAGTGGGCTTGTGTCTCTTTAAAACGAGGTGCATCAGGTGCAGTAAAAGATATCAGAGAAAGCATTGAGTTTGTTGAGTCATTTGAAAATGTAGTATTATGTTTTGATAATGACAAGGCAGGTCGTGAAGCTGCAAGGAATGTTGCGAGAATATTAAAGCCCGGCAAGGCTAAGATCATGACATTCCCTAATGGCTACAAAGATGCTAACGATATGCTCAGACAGAAAAAGTTTCAGGAGTTTATGTCTGCATGGTGGGAGTCCAAGACTTATACACCATCAGGTATCCTTGAACTATCTGCTCAAAGAAACGACTGGCTTCATCGTGAAGTCAAAGAAAGCATAGCTTATCCTTGGGAAGGACTGAATAAGAAGTTGTACGGTCTTAGGAAGGGTGAGCTTGTTACTCTGACAGGTGGAACAGGACTTGGTAAATCTTCTGTGACACGAGAGCTTGAACATTGGCTTATCAAAAATACTGAAGACAATGTAGGTATCATAGCTCTTGAAGAGAACTGGTTGAGAACTGCTGATGGTATCATATCCATTGAAGCTAATGACAGAATCTATCTTACTGAAAGACGTAAGCAATACAGTGAAGAACAACTAATCAATTTGTTTGATAAGGTAATACCACAAGGTCGTGTGTATATTCATGCTCACTTGGGTGCAACTGATATCGAAGAAATCTTTTCAAAGCTACGATACATTATTGTAGGTTGCGAATGTAAATGGGTAGTGGTTGATCACTTACATATGCTTGTCAATGTCTTATCTGAAGGTGACGAAAGACGAGGTATTGATATGCTGATGAATAGATTGCGTAGTCTTGTTGAAGAAACTGGAGTAGGTATGATACTTGTATCGCACTTACGTAGAGCCAGTGGTGACAAAGGACACGAGAACGGTGTTGAAGTTTCTCTGTCTCACCTCAAAGGCTCACAAGGTATCGCACAGCTTTCCGATTGTGTGATTGCATTGGAAAGAAATCAACAGGCTACCAATCCTGAAGAAGCCAACACTACAAAGGTTCGTGTCCTGAAGTCTAGATACACAGGAGACACTGGACTTGCTTGTAGTTTACGGTATAATAATGAAACAGGTAGACTGTTTGAAGTAACAGAGGAGGAAACTTTTGACAACG